GAAGCACTACTCTCTATCTAAGAGCTGATCTCAGTGCTATGGCTACAACTGTTGACTCAGAACTTACAGTAGGTGACTATATCCTAATTGGTAACACTACTATTGGTACACAATATGTTAAGATTAAGTCAAAGTCTGTTTCAGGTAACACAGTTACAGTAACTCTTAATGAAACTAGCAAATTAAAGACTGACTGGGTTAATATAACTAACAGCTCTTCTACTGCAGTAGCTACTAGATACTGGGAATACTTTAATTCAGTAGACGGTGCACCTGGTCAATCAAATTATGTTGCTACTCGTGTAAATGATACAACTAAGACTGACGAAATGCATATCGTTGTAGCAGATGAAGATGGTAATATTACTGGAGTGCCTGGTGAAATTATTGAAGTTTGGAAAAACGTTTCTAGAGCTTCTGATGCAAAAGGTGAACAGGGTGGTTCTATTTACTGGAAAGATATTCTTAAGAATAACTCACAGTGGGTATGGCCAGGTAAAGATAATTACACTTCTACAACAACATCATCAATAGATAAACTTACCGGTACAAACACCATGGTTGATACAATATCATTCAATGGTGGTGGATCTGATGATGCAGAATCTGTTATTGCACCTGCAAAAATTATGACTGCTTATGATAAATTTGCATCTGCAGAAGATATTGATATCTCATTAGTACTTGGTGGTCGTGCAACTGGTGGTTCTGGACAATTGGTAGCAAATTACATCATAGACAATATTTGTGAATATAGAAAAGATTGCGTAGCATTCGTTTCTCCAAATAACACAGATACTGTTAATGTACCTGGACAAGAACTTACTAAACTTAAAACATTTAGAAACCTCTTAAGAGCTTCTTCTTATGCAGTGCTCGATTCAGGTCACAAATATCAATATGACAAGTACAACGATGTGTATCGTTGGGTACCTCTAAACGGCGATATTGCTGGTCTTTGCGTACGCACAGACAGCGTAAGAGATCCATGGTTCTCTCCAGCAGGGTTCAACAGAGGTAACATTAAGAACATTGTTAAACTTGCATACAATCCAGATAAAGCTGATAGAGATGAGCTTTATAAGGTAGACATCAACCCTGTAGTTAACTTCCCAGGTCAAGGTGTTGTACTCTTCGGTGATAAGACACTCCTAGGAAGACCATCAGCATTCGATAGAATTAACGTACGTAGATTGTTCATTGTTCTTGAAAAAGCCATTGCAACAGCTGCTAAGTCTGCTCTATTTGAATTCAATGATGACTTTACAAGAGCTTCATTCCGTAATCTTGTAGAGCCTTACCTACGTGATATCCAAGGCCGCAGAGGAATCTATGACTTTAGAGTGGTTTGTGATACTACAAATAATACTCCTGAAGTTATTGATCGTAACGAGTTCCGTGGTGATATTTACATCAAGCCAGCTCGTTCAATTAACTTCATTCAGCTCAACTTCGTTGCAGTACGCACCGGTGTAGAGTTTGAAGAAATCGTTGGTCGCATTTAAGGTAAGGGAGGAACACAAAAATGGCGTTCAATATTAATGATATCCGCGCCCAGCTTACCTTTGGTGGTGCGCGTCCAAGTCTCTTCCAGGTGATTATCAGCAACCCAGTAAATCCAGTAGCTGATCTTAAGTTACCTTTCCTTTGTAAGACTGCTCAGATTCCTAGTTCAATTCTAGGTCTTATTGAAGTACCTTACTTTGGAAGAAGACTTAAGATGGCAGGTGATCGTAGATTCGATCCATGGACTGTTACAATCATCAATGATGAAGACTTCCTAGTACGTAATGCTATGGAACAATGGAATAACTCCATTCAGCTTTATCAGCAAAACGTTACTGCATTAGGAACTGGAGCTCCTTCTAACTACAAATCACAAGCAACTGTTACTCAATTTGGTAAAGCTGGTGAAATTCTTAGAACATATCAGTTCAACGGAATTTATCCAGAAGCAATCGCTCCAATTGATCTTGCTTGGGCTTCAGTAGATGAAATTGAAGAGTTCCAAGTTACATTCCAGTACGATACATTTGAGGTATTAAATGGCGTTACTGGTAATGCAGGCGGTGCTTAAGATTAAGATCGAGAGCCGTTATAAATACTATAGCGGCTCTCTTTCTTAAGGACATATTATGCAATTATTTGGATTTGAAATCAAAAGAGCAAAGGAAGAGCCTGTTGAATCTTTTGCCCCAGAGGTAAAAGACGACGGTGCTCTCGTAGTAGCAGCTGGTGGTGCTTACGGTACATATATTGACCTAGACGGCACTGCACGCACAGAAGCTGAACTTGTCTCAAAATACCGTGAAGTATCTTTACATCCAGAAATAGAAATGGCAATAGATGATATTGTCAATGAAGCTATTGATACAGATGCTAGTTCTATAGTAGAACTTAATACGGATAAACTTAACTACTCTGATTCAGTAAAAGATAAGATCAGAGATGAGTTTGATACTATTCTTGAATTATTTAATTTTCAAAACGAAGCATACGAATTATTTAAAAGATGGTATATTGATGGTAGAATGTACTATCATGTTATCATCGATGAAGAAAATCCTCGTAATGGTATTAAAGAACTTCGCTATGTTGATCCACGTAAAATCCGTAAAGTTCGCGAAGTAAGAAGAAAATCTAAAAGTGGAATTACAGTAACAAATACTCAAAGAGAGTATTATGTTTATAACGACCGTACTTTTTTACCTGCTGGTGGTAATGCTGGTGTTCCAATGGATACTACTAGTACTGCAGGTATAAGAATAGCTACCGATGCTATTTTACACTGTACTTCAGGTCTTATGGATAAGAATAATGCAATGGTGTATTCTTATCTACAAAAAGCAATTAAACCTCTTAATCAATTAAGAACATTAGAAGATGCTACTGTCATTTATCGTATCTCTCGCGCTCCTGAACGCCGTATCTTCTATATTGATGTCGGTAATCTTCCTAAAGCAAAAGCAGAACAATATCTAAGAGATATGATGGTTCGCCATAAAAACCGACTAGTATATGATGCTGCTACTGGTGAAATTCGTGACGATCGTAAGTATATGACTATGCTAGAAGATTATTGGTTACCTCGTCGTGAAGGTAATCGTGGTACAGAAATAACCACACTACCTGCCGGTCAAAATCTCGGTGAAATGGCAGATGTTCAATATTTTCAGAGAAAATTATTTCAATCTCTTAACGTTCCTATGTCTAGATTAGAACCTTCTTCTGCAGGATTTAATTTAGGACGTGCAGCAGAAATATCTCGAGATGAAGTTAAGTTTACAAAATTTATTGGTCGTCTCCGTAGAAGATTCTCTCAGTTACTTTTAAAAGCTTTAGAAAAGCAATTAATACTTAAAGGTGTAGTTTCTGAATCTGACTGGCCTGAGATTGCAAATAACATTAATTTTGATTTTACTATTGATAATCACTTTGAAGAGTTTAAAGAAGCAGAAGTTTTAACTAATAGACTTCAATTGTTAAATAATGTTCAGCCTTTTATCGGTAAATATTTTTCAGATATGTGGGTTCGTAAAAACATACTCATGCAAACAGATGAAGATATAAAACAGATGATGGAAGAGATTTCCATGGAACCTATGCCAGAATCTGAGATTAATACTTTAAATTCACAGGTTCAACCAGAAGAAGAACAACAAACTCCTGCAATCCCGTTAAAACCTAATGTACCAGGTGCAGGAAATTCAAGGTAATTATAAATAAAACACATAGATTTTTTGGAGGAAATATGAGTAGCGTTGAAGATATTTTTGGTTATGCTTGGAATAAAGATGCAGCTAATCTTAAAGGTGCATTAGATTCTATTATGCAATCTAAGGTTGCAGATGCTGTTGGTGGTATGTATCAAGACGTTGCAGCTAGCGTTTTTGGTTCTTCTAATGGTATAGATGCTCCAGTAGAAGAAGTTCAAGAGACCTCTCCGGATGAAAATATACAAATAGAACCAGATTCAACCGAAGGAATAACAGATGAAAACGTTTAATGAGATCATTGCTGAAATACAGCAACCTCTCTCCCAAGGAGAAAAGAACTTTAAGGACATGCATGGTTCTCTAGTTGCTATTAACAGAGATATTGTACCTGGTGTTACTGAT